CTGGATTAAACGTCAACAAATTTACGTCAACTTCCAGCACTGCCATACAGCGCCCGGGGGTCACTCCAACCGACGGAAAACCGACGCCGGACTTTGTACAGGGCATTGCCGGTGTTGAAATCCTCATCCATGCCGCGCTGCAAGCCGACACGATCAAAGAACTTCAAGCCGTCCATCGCATCGGTCTTGACAAACCAAGCGTCGGTATCCGTCAGCCGGGTGATGACCTGGACATCCTCGCCAATGACGCCCAGCGCCTTGATGGCATTAACGTCATTGTAATCAGTGCCGGGACGCTGCACGGAACGCAGCAAGCGAGCGGCTTCATAGACCAACTGCGGGGGAATGATCAGCCGCTTGGGTTTCAGCGCAATCGGCAGGTTACGGTCATCGACCGCCGTCCGAATCTGGATGAAAATATCCTCCAGCGCGGATTCACTCAGGTCCGCCGGGGTCGCCAGTTCATTGCTGAACGTGCCGCCGTGCAACAGCGGGTGATCGGTCGCCAGCAGTTCCTTGCCGTCGCCGCCCAGATACGAAGAACTGAACGCCCGGTTGAGGATGTTGGCGCTCATCACTTCGACGGTTTCCTTGACGGAACGCGCCAGCGCACGGGCGTACTTCGCGCCCACCTGCATGTACAGGTTGTCTTCCAGGGCTTCCTGGGTGATGGCGAACTTCATGCCCACGGTGACGTGGTTGTAACGCGCCGTCCAACCCTGCCGCGCCTCGTCTTCGGCAAAGGCTTCGCCTTCACCCTTGATCGGGGCCGGGCCAAAGCCGGACATCAATACGTCTTCTTCCCACGCCTTGTCGGACGAATAAGTGTCAAAAACCTTGGAGTACTCTTCGGGATACTCCCGATACTCCATACCAAAATGGGCGTTTAGGCCCTCTTCCAAATCCTTGGGAAAGGAAGCGCGATTCATAGCCATGATGTATTACTCCGGGTCGCTTTACAGCGATCAATAGGAATTAGTTGATGCCACCCACGCCACCAACGACACGAGACAGAGCGTGTTCAGCGAACATCACTTCGATCTTGGCATACGCGCCATACGCATTGTCGGGACGATCCACCAGCCGCATCACGCGCAACGGCTCCCCTGTAGTGGCGGTGACGCCCGTGACGGTGGCATACGCGCCGCTCATTCCGGTGCTGGAGTTGCCCGTACCGGCATTCCAATCGGCCAACACCCCAATTTCCGATTCAGCGCACGCATCCGCTTGAATCTCGAAAATGACATCAGGATCGTCGATGACATACGCTTTAATATCGGTTTTTCCATCCGACACGCCCGGCCAGTGGTGAGAAAACACCACTTCGCCCGAGGCGGTCTTGTAAGAGCAACCTTTGAACACGCCAATATTGTCGGAATTATCCGCAGCGGCCAGTTGCACTTGACGGCCCGTTCCGGTCATTTCAACCGGGTCACCGTCGTAAATCGCGGTCGCATAAGTTGCCGCCACGCTGTAGGTGTTCATGGTGATTTCACCACCACCCAACTTGCGAACGGGACGGAACCCGCAAGGGGCATTTACATTAGCCATGATATTCAACTCCTATCGTCTCACGACGATACTGTTTCAGAAGCGAACGATTGCTTTAATCATCCGCGATTTTGGGTTTGCGTCCGGTCGAAACCTTCCGCTCAAACTTTTCCACTTCCGCCGCGCCATAGCCGTTGCCGCCGCCCGCATGTTGCGACAGATACCGTTCAATGGTGCTGGCTTGCCGGGAGGCCATCTGGGCATGGTGGCGATGCTGTTTTTCGTGAATCTTCAGCGAGCGTTCCATGAGAATCATGTCGCCGTTAATAATCACGTTGCCAAAGCTGGCGTGCTGAACAATCGGCGCAAAGAATCCGGCAGGCAGCGAATCCGCCTTGCGGGGTTCCCATCCTTCGTTGCGTTTTTTCATGACATTGGCAATGTCTTCCGCTCCATGCGCCATGACCCGCACCCATCGTTGGGCAAACCCCGGACGCGGCGGCGGCGCTTTGGTGCGCAAGACTTGTTGCCAATCGTCATCATCACTCTCCAGCGCGGCCCGCACTTCCGGGTCAATCGGTTGGGTGTACAGGTTGCGGCTTGCGGCAAGTTCGTTTTGAATCGGGTGTTCGGCTTTCGCCGGACTGGTGGATAAAGCCATGAGTCAATCTCCAGGAAACGGTTACAGAGGGTCGTTACGATGCAGCCACGCCTTGCGATGCTCAGGCTTGTTCGGGTCCATGCCGTACCGCCGCATTTTCCCCAAGTCTTCCGCCGTGAGCTTGCGTGACGGCTTGCTGCTGCTATCGGCCCGCTGCCCATCCGTGGAGGAACCGGCTACGCGAGGCTTGGGCGGCGACTTCACGGCTTTCGCCAGACGCGGCACCAACACCTGCAACCGCTTATCCAGTTCGGCATACATGCCCGGCTCCTCCGGGGAATAGCCCTCTTCCTGCAACGCAGCGTCCAGCGTGCGGGCAAATTCCACCGCACGGGGATCACTGTTCTTCAGGAACCAGGGATTCGCCCGGAGCCATTGCTTCGTCCCGGACGGCAAATCCTCCGGGATGGTGGTGTCCGGGGTCTTCGGTGCGGCCTCCTGGGTCTCCTTGAACTGAGTGGCTTGCTCTTTCGCAGCGGTCGCGAGCCGCCGCTTTTCCGCCAACTGTTCCCGAAGCTCCAGGATTTGCTCATCGGACTTGATTTGCTTATCGACATCGCCCTCTTCGATCGCGGCCTTTTTGGCGGCGCGGGCTTGGTCAATTTGCTTGGTCAATTCCGAAGCCGACCACTCGGCTTGATACTGGAATTCCGCCATTTCCTTGGCCTTGGTCTTGGATTCCAGTTCCGCGACCCGTTCCTTC